ATTGGCGTTGCCTCAATAAAAGTGATGCCGTCAAAATCATCACCTGCAATAACCCAACCGCCTGTTGGAATTAACATTGAAAGAACTTCTGCGCCTGTTGCCATTATGCACCTATTTCCATTAAAACAATACTTGAACGATAACCATCTGGTTGAGCATTGACTGTTTGGCCTGCAACATTTGAATTAAACTGAGTTTTGTAAGTTGTAGCACTTGTCGTTGCTGGACTATCTAACGTTAATAACGATACGCAACAGCGAAATCTTGAACTAGAGTCAGTATAAAAATTAGCGCCTGTACCGCCTGCATTTAATTGTGTTGCCCCACGCAATAAAGCTGTTCCCACCGCAGCGCCAACGTTACCTGGCGTTTTTTCAAACCATTGAGCAACAATTATTAAAACTTTACTTGAAGCCGAAGTAGGTGTAATAGTTGCAGTCAATGTAGTGTCAGCCAAACTTGTTGAAGTTGAAGCCGTTGCCGTTGTTGTGCTTGCTTCAACAACCTGCAAAACTTTGCCACCGCTAGCGGCGGCAGCCCATTTCATGCCCGTTGCTTCTGCTGAATCAGCTGTCAAAACTGTGCCGTTTGCGCCAATACCTAAACGAGCGTCAACCGTTGTAAAGGTAAATAGATCACCTTTTGTTGTTAACGGTGTTACGTCAGCCGTTGTCGTCCACGCTGGCACACCACCTGACACGGCTAAAACCTGACCATTTGTGCCAATAGGCAAACGTGTGTTCGTGTTTGTCGTGGCTGATCGGTAAGCAATGTCACCCAATGTTGTTTCAGGATTCAAAGCCTTCAATCGTGTGTCAACGCCCTGCAATGCAACGTCAAAATCGGCTGGTAAGTCCGTTACTAAGTCGCTTGACGTTGGAAGCACAAAACCATAATTTGTGGTCGGATTTGCCATTTGTTCCCCTTTTCTAAGCCACTATTGTGGCATTTGCCCAGTCTAAAGTCGGCGACACGCTTGCCCATGTTTCTGTCACTGGCACGTCATTCCAGCGCATTGCCTGTAATGAGTAAGCCAGCGGCGACAATAACAAAGTCACCGAAAGTTGATTGTACGAAGCTCTAAACGACCAGCCTTCAACGAAGCCTTGAAAGGTACCTGAGTTCATGTTTAAAGGTAAGTTTTGCAGGGCAATTGCTTCACCCATAAAAATGTTGATTAGATTGTCGCGATCAGCATTATCAATTTCAGGGTTTGTCAGGTCAAAAGAGATTTCGCTAAAGATAGGCTGAGGGTTAGCACGCAAGGACAAATAAAATGCAGCTTGTGAGGTCGCGTCAGCTGCGTCATGCAATGTTGTTGTGATAATTTGAGCAAGATTCCCATAGGTAGCAATTGACGCTGGATCGCTGTCCGATACGTCATTTTGACTGTTTGCGCCGTATTTAATAGTTATTGCGTTGCGTACATCACCAACGCGAGTTTCAATGCGCAAACCAGCTGCCCGAGCATGGCGGGCGTCAAGATCGACGTAACCATTGGCTGAAAGATAAGTGGTGCGGTGAGTTGAATCAGCATACCCAATTTGCCCAGTGCTGGATTCGTATAAATAACCTAATCCAGACGTTGCCAATGCCGAAACCAGCGAATAAACGTCAATTGGATCAGCATTGCCAGCACGTGCCGACAAGTCATAATTGCCTGGACGATCAATTTCGCCCAATCCAGTATTGCCAGCCTGTGCCCAAGTTGTTGTTGGATCGTATGTTGCCCAAGTCAATGCACCTGGTACTTCAGCCCACGAAGCAAATAAAACACTTTGTAAAACTTCAAAGATTTGGTCGCCGTCAAAATCGCGCGCAAGTGCGTCGGTAAAAATTGCTTTCGGCAAACGCGCCAATGCGCCCAATGCGGTGATTGAATAAGTCTGTGTAAACATGGTTGAACCCACGTCACGCACTTCCAAACCAATGTCAACTACATTGCCGCCAAAAATAGGTACAAAAATATTTGATGTGTTTTTGATTGAAACACCAATTGTCGAATTTATGGAAACTGGGATTGCAGTCTGATTAACGTCGATCAGCTGTAAATTGACATAGCCAGCCTGAGCTTGCTCATAAATGTTTGTTCGACCGCTGCGAATAATGAGATTTGCCAAAACCGCGTCGGTGTATTCAATGCCGTCAATTTCAACCAGCCAGACTGGATTCCACTGAGTCATGCGATTTGCAGGTTAGTTGCGCCACCTGTGCCGCGATAGAAGCTGTTGTTTAAAGTTTCAACAATAGTGCGGGCTGTACCTTCTTTATCAAACGCGCCTGTCACTGTCAGGTTAATCGTCGTGCCCATTGAAGCGGCTTCAGCCTGACGGAAAGTACCAGCATTAAATGAACCTGATACGACGTTCGTCGCAGCCGAAGCTGCGGTTGCAGCAACCTTTGCCGCAGTTGAAACGCCCCCGCCGCCTGAAATAGTTGTGCCCCCGCCTGACGGAACTGAAATGCTTGGGATTGAACCTACTGAAGTTGAAACTGTTGGTGTTTGAATTGTTGGAACGCTTACTGTTGGTGTTGTAATTTTCCCAACGTTTGGCAAAAATGGAATTGCATTGTAAGCAGAAATCAAAGCGTTGATACCAGCTACCGCACCTGAGATCAAGCCATTAAGTACCTTGACCACGCCTGCAATAACGTCAATGACGCCGCCAGCGATCTTGCCTGCCACCTGTAAAGCACCGCCCAAAACTGTGCCGATAACTGGTGCAACATACGTTGCTATTAACACACCAAATTCCCTAAAAGTATCGGCGTTGTCACCAATTGCATCTTTGACGTATCCAAAAGCTTTAATCAAACCATTTATGATTGGCGTAAAAGTGTTGACAATTACGTTGCCTAATGTAGTTATTACTCCACCAAGCCCGTTGCCATTAAGGCTAAATGCCCCGGAAAATGCGTTTATAATTGGCAAAGCATTGTCGTTAATAAATCTTATGAGTTTTTCAAGAATTGGTAATAACGCAAAACCAATGGTTTCTTTTGCTTCGTCAAATGCAACTTGCAGACGGGCAATTCGACCTGAGTAGGTTTCAGCATTTTTCGCAGCTGCGCCGCCAAACAATTCAGTTAACTTATCCTGCACTTGCGTAAAGGACATAGTTTTCAATTCGGCTGCCGATAACCCAATGCCTAATTTGCCAAGTGCTGCGGTGTTACCGTCAAAACCCTTGCTCAGTGCCGCTGCCACAGTTTCCAATGGCTTACCTGTGGCCGCGCTTATGTCTAAAGCTTGTGCAAGTAATTGCTGTGCTTTTTCTGTGTCGCCTGTCGATCTGACCAAACGACCTAAAGCTGGGCGCAGCTGATCGTCTGCAACACCAGTAGCCAATGACATTTGTAGAATGGAATCTTCCGTTGCCGCAATTTGTGCCTTTGTAGCCCCTGTGGCGTTTTCTAAAGCCAGTGCAAGCTGTGTCTGTGCCTTTTCATCTTCAATTGCAGCTTTGACGCCTTCAACGCCAATTTTGATTGCGTAAGCTCCAGCGGCAGCGGCGGCAGCTGCAAAAGCTGCGCCAACGACTTTGCCAACTTTGCCCATTTTGTCGCCAAAAGTTTCAACGTCCTTTGTAGCGGTTTTAAGCGATTTATTGAGATTATCAACGTCGCCAAGAATAGAAAGTTTTAGGGTACGACTGCCAGCCATTAGTTGTACTCCTTAACAATCGTTGAAAATGCTTCTTCCCATTTTTTAACTATCTCAGGCTGAGCACTCCGCAATGTCGGATAGATGAACCAGCCGCGTGACCCACGACCTTCACGGCCTGACCAGACTGGAAATTGCTTATAGCGATTTGATCCGAATTCATAACCGCCCCAAACCTGTTGAGTCGTACCGCCCCCGCTTAATTTTTGACGTGCAAAGCCATAGGAAATCTCACCAATTTTTGATGATTTTGAAACTGTTGCACCGCTGGCAATGATTGAAGCAACGCGGTTGTTTGCTGATCCAGCTGTGCCCATAACTTTTTGTTTAACGTATTCTGCAAGCTCTGACGTTCTTTCTTTTGCTTGTTTTGTGGCTTCTTCGTCCATTGCTTTGAAAGATCGAACAATAGCCCGCAATTCAGCCTTGTCGTAGCTGATTGCTTCAGTTGCCATTTGCTCGCCTTTCTAAAATTTCAATGACCGTCAAAATGTCTTCGGCGGTTTCAAATACGTCTGGGGGTAGCCCCGTGGCCAAAGCTACCTCCCAGACAATTCGATTTAGGCTTCCGACTGGGTAGCTTTTGGGTTTGCTTCACCAACGATCACTTCGGCAATTGTTTCTGTCCAAATGTCAATTGGCTTTACTGGCTTTCCCGCAGCTTCGCGTTTCATGGCGTTATAGGCCAAAAAGACTAAATCGGAAATACCGATTTTTTCTTGCGCTTGTGCAATGGTGTTGCCTGTGTGCTTTTCCCATTTAACCCACTCAGGCGGTGCAGCTGTGTAAGTGATCTGCGTGCCGTCGTTGTATTCAATTGTTATTGGTAACTTCATTTTTCCTCCCGATTGTTTTTTAAGCGAAGTTTTCGGCTGGTGTGCCAATTACTGTAAATGACAACGATACTGTCTGTGCGTCAGGTGCGCTGCCTCCCACGCTTGGAAATGCTGGCAAAATCTGGAATGTGAATGTTGCACCGCTGGCAGCTGTCATGACTGTGTTGATACCTGTGTTTGGTGCTGTTTCTGTCGCATTCCATAAGCCTTCGCAAAGTGAACCTGTTGCGCCCCAGTCTGCGAGCATTTCGACGTCGAATGTGAACTGATCGTCAATGTGCTTATAAACCTTGCCGTCTAGTGTTTGATAGGTTTCAATTGTTGGGCTGTTTGACAAAATTGCGCTTGTTGCTTGAGCGTCGTAATTATTGCCACCAATAGTAAAGGTGACGTCGCGCCCAGTTATTACTGTTGTTGGCATTTTTACTCCTTAGATTGTCTGTGTGTAGTAGGTTGAAACGTTGATGTCGGCGACTAGCATTGGGCTTTGACCTACTTCCAAAACCGTTGGCTTTTCGATTGTGCCTACAACGTATCCTGACGGCATTGCCGCAAGAATTCCAATGATGAGCTTTTCTAGATTGTCCAGTGATCCAGCATTGCTGTTTGAAGCAACAATTGCTGAAATGGCAAAATT